GTACATTGTTTCGTGATCCGTGTGGATTTATCATACCCCACATGCCAGTCATCTCAGGAACATAACTTTCTTTAACATCTAAGTGATTAAAACAATCTTTAGCATGTTTTAATATATCACCTACCAAAGGTTTAAATTTTTTTATATTGTATACTTCATCATGACTATGCCAACCACCGACATTGGACCGTGGCATACCCATCTCATCTTTTTCTCGTAGTTGATATATGCTATCAATAAGATGTTCGTGGCCTTTTAATTCTAATGAAAATACGGGAGTAATAAATAACGAGTGAAGATTGATCAGAGTTGTCCTTTCGTAATCTCCAGAAAACTTGCTATAATGTGCACTTGATTGGCAGCATTAGCTTGAACTTTAAGAATATCACTTTCTTGTAAAACTAAAGGTTGAGTTAATAATTCTGTGGTTGTAACTGTAGCAACACTCTTTGATTTAAATATTTCAAAAGTTGCAGCACCTCTGACAACTTCAACATCAACCAAAGTTGTTGAACCAGAGTCATTGCAAACTAAAAGAGATTTTACTACATCTGTAGTAGGTGCAACAGGTGGCGTTGCACCAGGATTAGCCGTAGGAACTGTTATAACAGTTGTTAAATCTGTTGTGGTAATATCTACCATTGCGCTTTTAAAAGTATTAGCCAAGGAAAAAAGCCTCCGACTGTGATTCTTCTTTTAAATCTTGTTGGTAGTTTGTATTAAGTAAAAAAATTATTTGATCTAATAATTGAATCATTTGATCAAATTGACCAGGGTCATATTCTGGCGTTGAGTTAGGTAATCGTGTAATTGTTATTTTAGCCATTTTTATTTTTAATTAAATTATCAAACATAATATGGGTTTTTTCATATTTTTCAATTATTTTATCGGGTATTAAAGACAAGTAATCATAAGGATTTTTTTTAATATTATTGGTTCTAATGTGATGCCATTTGGGAATAGGATCCTTATATTGTATATTCTGTATAGAAAACTGATCAAAATTTTTAGTCTTTACTTTGTATTTAGGCACATTTAAAAATTTTAATATTTTTAATATTGTTTGTACAGGAGACTTTATTAATTCATCATAAGTAATAATCTTGTATTCTTCTTTTGAATTAAGTATATTTTCAATGCTCCACATAGATACTCCTATGTTGTGATCTCTTCTTAATAAAGAATTACACATTTCTTCTTTATGTGATTCTTCAACATTCATAATTTTAAGAGTTGAAGCTAAACATTCAAAGACAGGTCTATACAGTATTACAAATTTGGTGTTTAATTTTAATTCTCTCAAGTAATGTAAATTTGCTTCCGTGCCCCAAGATCCTCTATCCAAAACATGTCTACACTTATAATGTTTGTAATAAGAAAAAAATGCTTGTTTAGCTGAGTTATGTACTCCAGTATAATCTGGAAATTCTTGATACTGTGGAAAGTCTTGTAAGGTTAAAATACGATGAATCAATTCACTTACAACGCTATTTGCTGTAACTTTAATATTATTACTTTGATTAAGTAAAGAACCTAGCAAGGTGTTACCTGCTCTAGGCATAGAACATAAAAAATTTATTTTAATATTATCTTCTTCCGTCTGGTCTAAGTTGTAGTTTTGTTGATCCTAACCTCCAAGCAGTGTCATTTACAGTGCTTGTTTGATACTTAATTTTAACTGCTCTTCCTCTACCTCTTACATCAATTTTCTCTGTAGTATTAGAAATAGATCCAGTAGTAGTAACCGTATCTGCTGATTGAGGATATTGTTCAAGTGTTAGTGTAGCTGTCATGGTATTGGTTAAATTATCAAAATCTGGAACAAGTTTACTTACAGACATAAGTTCATCACCGTCTGCTATTTCAACAGAACCTGATGTTAAAAAAGCAGAAATAGCTGTGCCATCCGCTTGATTATTACCACTCTCGTGCTCATAAACATACGAAGCACCTGCAGTTAAGCCAAGTATAGTAGAGTTATTTGCTGTTAAGCTTGCATTATATTCTGTAGCAATAGGTAATTCATAGACATAAGCACCTAACCAAGTAGTTCTTGCAAGGGATGTAGTGTACCAAGTGTTTTCTAAATAGTTGTAAGCTACAGCTCTGTCTATTTGTGTAGCATTTGTTGACGGATAATACCAAATAATTTCATTAAATGCGGTGTTAATACCACAAGCTATATCTTTTTTATTAGTATAACTTAAATCATCAAATACATAATCCTGTACAGAACATGGCATTTTTTTAACAACACCATCATACATGTAAAAAGCATTATCTGACATCCAATAAGAACGACCATTTATTTCTACTGCCGCATGTTGAGCTATTAGACCACAGTTTGCACCAAGTTGTCTAAGACCAAAAGTAAAAGGTGTACCAACAAATTGAACACCATGAAGTGATGTATCGGTCCACACAAGTATTTGACCTGATGATTTAACAGCACCTACTATTCTAGATCCATCTGATATACGAAGTGAACCTGCTTCATTAGTTGATACAGGTGTGTAATCTGTTGCGTCTTCTCTATCAGAAAATCTAAATAATAAATCATCTTGAGTAGCACTATTACCAATACTCGTTTCTGTACCAAAAATTAGTAGATGTCTTGTGTCAGTAGACACTAAACTAAATCGTGAAGCAGTAGGAGAATTAGTTAAAGTTGTTGCTCTATTACTTGTACCTCCTGATGTATCCCAAACAAACGTCCCACCATTTAAAACGGTAGCAATTAAATCTTCACCAAAATTATCTAAAGACCAATTTCTTGCATCTACTACAACACTTGAAGAAGATCTCGGTGTATTCCATGTGCTAATATTCCAAGCTAATGTATTCCAACCATATCCATAAGTAGATGTAGAAGGTCCAGTTGTAATTTGATAGTTAGCATTTCCTGATCCACCGCCACCTGATGTTGACCCAGAAGCTGCGCTTGTATGAGTTACTGTATATGTACTAGAAGAAGGAACCGTAATGACTTCAAACTCGTTATTCATATCCAACCCATCTATTGCAGAGAATGAATCAAAAGTAACAAAGTCACCAATTTGTGCTCCATGAGCTGCATCCGTAACTGTAACAGTTGTTGTACCATTTGTAGTAAAAGGATTTGTCAAAGCTGCTGTTTCTCTAATAGGAGTAATATCATAAACTTTACCATCAGAATAAATATATAATTTTCTATCGGTGCCTAAAGCAAGATATCTGGTTCCGTCTAAACCAATCCAGCTATGCGTATCACGGACCACGCCCACAATAGTTTTATTTGGATTTGGTAAATATGACCAACCTTTCCATCTTTCAGGCTTACCATAGTGAAATCGAACAAAGTCAGAATCAACATACTTACGTTGATCTCCTGCTGAATAAGCAGTATCTTGTTTATCTATACCTGGTTGAAACTTTAAATCGACTAATTTCATGTTGAGGTATACTAAATTATTTATTGTTTTGTGGCAAGAATTGAGTTCCTACATTACCTTTGAAGGAGTAATTACCCATGTGTGTCATACCACTAGCAATATCAGCATATATTTTACCACCTATTTTTTGCCATAAACGACAAAAAGCATAGTCTTCGGATAAATATCTTTTGGTATCAGGCTCTATCATAGTGTCAAAAAAAGCATAGTTCCAGTCAGATGTGTCGTGATATCCAAAAGTTTTGTCGTGAGGATCTCCCAAATGTTGATCAGATTTAAATCTTAAATGAGGATATGCCAATGCCATTTTTTTAAATACATTTCTTTTTATCAACATAAAACCAGTCGCACCGTCCAATACCTCTATAAAACCTTTTTTAACCATAATATTTTTTGGATCTTTAACATTTAAATTATATTGCAACGATGCTGCATGTAATTCATCTTCACTTATATTTGGTTTTTCTTTTACTTTTTTGATTGCCTTGGTCCAATCAATTACCTTTCGTGGATATACTCCTGTCACTACATCTTCATCTAAATCTAACATACGAAACACTGACTCAGAGTTAAAAGCTAAATCAGCATCAATAAATAAAAGATGCGTATATTGTGCGTCATCCATAAACAATTGCACCAATGTGTTTCGAGCTCTTGTTACTAAAGACTCATTACCAATAGTTCCAAATTGTATTTCTACTTTTTTACTAGCCGCTAAAGCCGTAAGTTGTAGACAGCTTTTAAAATAATCGGCTGTCAACATATTGCCGTAACAAGGTGTTCCAATAAATATTTTAGGATTCATGTTAATAACTTTTAATTTGAATATTTGATGAAATAATAATTCTTTCTTTTGATTCTTTATATTCAACATAATGCCAAAGAGCAGATGGAAAAATAACAATTTTACCAACTTCAGCCTTTTCGTTGTAATAAGAATATTCGGATGTATTGTTAGGAGACAAAAAGCTAGTTTGACCGTTGTTAGATAAATACAATATGCTTGAATAATTATAAAAAACAGATTGATGATTATGTGGATTATGACTTGATTCTGCGCCGTAAATAGCTGTCCAATACTCGGACATATTAAAAGTAAAACCATTTTTATTGTAATCTGATGAAATAAAGCTCATTAAAATTTCATATTCTCTTAACTTTGTTGGATTTTTAAAATCTGTAAAATAATTATTACTAGGTGACTCATCATAATAAAAGCTTGTGTCTTTAACTATTTGTTTTTTTTCTTTCATTTCTTTTAACAATGGTTTGATTTCATCATCATTAAATTTAAATCTTAATATTGTTGTAGGAAAAATGTCTTCTTTACTGTGTTGCATACTCTACTTTTAAATATTCTATTTTCTTTAACCAACCTTTAGGGATAGCGATAGCACCGCCCCCTGTAATGTCTTCTTTATCTTTACTGTAAGATCTCATAATAATTATTTTTTCTTTACCATTATGTATCATCCACCCTACTTCTTGGCACACGGCCAACGGAGCATCCATAACTTCTTTTATATCAAGCCACCCTGTCTCTGTATCACGAGCATCGAGCCACGTCACACGGACCATTGGCACTTTGTTAATGTCAATCATTAATAGGTTCTTTTTTCTTTAAATGTAAATTAAAAGAAACAGATCTTCTCTCTTCATTAGGAGTTCTAAATGGATAAACACCATGAGATAACCAAGAAGGAAATAAATATATTGCACCTACTTTAGGAGTTGCTTGATGTTTGTGACCACTAAAAGTTGCAGCTTGACCACACATAAAATGTATGTCGCCTACACAAGGATAGTGATCTTCTTTTGCATACTCATCTTTTAAACTTGGAGGCACTCGTAAATAGATAACACCTGACAATTCACCCTGATGTACATGCATAGGATTAAAGTCTCCAGCCCACTGACTCACGACCCACATGGATTCTATAAGCATAGATCCAACAAATGCTGGTGATATTGTATCACTAGCAGGAGGTATAGAAATATATTGATGAACTACTTTACCTAAAGCATCTATCAAAGGTTTAAATTCTTTGCTGATTAAATCATCGTTAGGATAACGAACTTCTTGTTGAACATTACCTGCTAAATTCATAGAGTGATCGTATTCTTTTGATAACTTTTTATCCTCTAATAATTTTGTAGCTCTGTTATCAAGAATTTTAATTAAGTTATTAGGTAGTTTACCTTCTAATATAGTCGGACCAAAAGGTCTGATGGCATGGAAATCTACTTTGGTTGACATGCGTTCCCTTTCATTCTTTTTAAATATCTATTGTCATATAGCAATTATTTGCCTATAAATATAGGATTAAATACTTGGCTTAATTACAAGGGCAGCCTCCTTGCATTATATAACAATCATGATTTGCAAAAGGAGAACATGCTAAAGAAGATTTTTAAAGCTGCCAAAAAAGCAGCTCCCATTATCGGCGCAGGACTAGGATTTTTAGCTGGTGGACCTATGTTGGGTTCAGCTATTGGTGGTGGTCTTGGTAGTCTAGTTGCAGGCAAAAGCCCAAGAGATGCTCTTAAATTTGCCGCATTGTCTGGATTAACAGGTGGAGCTCTTAGTAAATTTGGTGGTCTTCAAGCAGGTCAAGGACTAGGTGGATTGTTTGGTAGAACGGCTGCTACATCAACAGCAGTGCCATCAAGTGTTCTTAATGCAGCTTCAAGTGGTAATAAACTTTTACTTAAAGATGCTATAATGAAAGGCGCAGTACAAAAGCCAGGTGTCCTTGGATCAATAATGAATTTTGCAAAAGCTAATCCAATAAAAACAGCAGGTGCTCTTGCAGGATTAACAGGGCTTCTTGCTTCTAAGGAAGAAGAAGAAGATAAATCAACAACTTTTGAAGATATATATGGTAAGGTACCAGGCTTTGCTAACATAGGTGATGCACCTATGGGTGGAGTTGAATTGGTTCCTTTTTCTCAATACGGACCTAACTTAACACAAAGAGCAATGGGTGGAGAAATAAATGGTTTAAAAACTTTAGGTTTAAGACAAGGTGGTTTTCCTCGTAAGAATGGTAAGATAGCAGGACCGGGAACCGAGACTAGTGATGATATACCAGCAATGTTAAGTGATGGTGAGTTTGTTATTAACTCAAGAACTGTAAGAGGACTTGGTCA